TGTTGATTATTTATGTGTAGATGAGCTGGGGAACCTTCTCCGTGGCAATTACATATCGGAAAGATTTTCAAAGCTCTTGAAAGCGAATGGCATGAGGGAAATTCGTTTCCATGATCTTCGTCACCCGTATGTCAAGCCCGCGACAAAAAATATTTTAACTTTTTTTGCTTATCTTCATGGCCGGAATCGTGTACCCGTTTCGTCTCACGCTGCCGTCTAAAAGCTCCAGCCGGTAACTACTGCTTTGATAGTCATACTCGGCTGCAATCATTATTGACATGACATAATCAAAATCATTGTGCAGGGGAATATCGCCGGAAGTAATAAAATCCTTATCCCCCAAAAGTTGATTGACATATTCCTCTGCCGGTATTGTCTTTACGCTCATATCAATCACGCTCCTTTATGCCGTTTCGGAAACAACCCGCGTTATGCAAATAGTTCTCACCGACAGATAAATCCGCAGAAATTAGGGCAATCCCTTTCATTCTAAGCCGTTCAATCCATTGTACGGTGTCTAAGACGTTCCGGCCTATGCGCGTTACGTCGCGGATAATAACCGCCTCAATAAGTCCGGCCTGTATATCGGCCTCCAATCGGGAAAAGGCAGGCCTGTCATATTTCAGGCCGCTATACCCGTTATCCATATAAAAATCAAGGTTATCATATCCGTTTTCAGCCGCATACCCGCACAGGCGGTCTTTTTGTGCCTCCAGCGATAATTGGTCGGCACTCGCCACGCGGCAATATATGGCGGTTTTCTTATCATGCGCTTGCATGTTCATCCCTCCCAGCCGGAATAAAATCAATTTCCGCAAAATCCTCTATCTTCCACGCTATTTCAATGCGGTTGTCGGGGTAAACCTCAACCTTATCAATCAGCGTTTCCACAAGCACCCGCGTCAAGGATTTCTCATTTGATATATCTGCCGCAAGCACCCGCATTTTGGCTTTTTCCTCGCTGTCCAGCCGCATTTGTGCCGTTTGAGAGGCTAAAGCGGAATGATAGTTGTTCAGGTCAAGCAGCTCGGCGTCATAGACGGCTTTCAGCTCCCTGTACCTATATTCGTCGATCTCGCCTAATAGGTGTTGTTCATATAGCCGCATTTTTCCGTCTTTACAGTTCCGTATCAGCCGTTCATATTCGGATTGCTCCGTAAGCCGCGCTTGCAGCTCCCGCATGGTAGGAATACCGTCAAGGCCCAAAATAACCTCCGCTTGCTTTGAGATAACCTCAAACAAGAGGTTTTCCAGTTCCTTTTCCCGGATGGACAGGCCGTTGCACCCAAAGTTATCCGCTATCCGCGTATACCGGCATGAATATTCGGGGTCTTTTTTATGCCGGTACATGGCATGATTGCAGCAGCCGCAAAACACTTTGCCGCGCAAGGGATATGCTTTTATTTTTTTCTTGTCGCTCTTGAAGTGTTGAAGCTGGGCCTGTACCTGCTCAAACACGGCCTTGTCAATGATGGCGGGATGGTGGCCGGGGATTTTGAACCACTCGCTTTCATCTTTTAGCCGTACCCGGTTGCCGCCGATCTCCTTAACGGCGCGTTTCCCCATGATGTAGGTGCCGATATACCGTTCATCAACCAGTATCCGCAAAACCGTTGAACGCTGCCATATGTGATGACTTCTGGAAACGTCGTGCGTGGTAAAGCCTTTGCTTGCCTTGTATTCGCCCGGAGTGGGGATACCCTTTTCGTACAACGCCTCTACAATTTGCTGGGCGTTATTGCCTTGCAGGGATAAATCAAATATTATGCGGACAATGGCGGCGGCTTCCTCGTCGATTGCAAGGCGATTGTCGCCGCCCTTTTTGTACCCGTAGGGACAAATCTTGCTGATGTACTCGCCGCGCCGCATTTTCGCGTATTTCGCACTCTTGTTTTTTATAGACAGGTCGCGGCTGTATGTTTCGCTTATCAGATACTTAAAGGCAACGTCAAGGCCGCCTGTGTCCTCTTTGTAGTTGATCGTATCAAAACCGTCGTTTACGGATATAAACCGCGTGTGGAACAGGGGGAATACCCGTTCTATGAAATAGCCGGTTTCTATGCTGTTCCGGCCAAACCGGGAGAAGTCCTTGACAATGATACAGTCTACCTTATTGCTCCGCACAAGCTCTAAAAGCTCCTGTACGGCGGGACGCTCAAAATTCGTGCCGCTATACCCGTTGTCCACAAACTCAATTATATCGGCATTGTCGGCCTCGGCAAGCGTTTCCGCATAGCCCCGCAGCGCGGCCCTTTGATTTTGAATACTAAGGCTCTCCGTTTTATAATCCTCAAGGGAAAGACGGATGTACAGGGCAATTACATATTTGCGCAGGGCGCTTACATATTTACGCATTGGCTCACCACCTCGTCAATCCTGTCAAATTCACTCTGGAAACGGAAACAGACCTCAATCCGCTTGTCCGGGTATACCGTCACCTTATCAATCAGCTTATCCACCAGCGCGGCGGTCAGTTCGCCGCCCTTGTCAAGCCCGTCAATACAGCTTGCCAAATCGTAATAGCGCGTCGTTTGGGCGTACAGTTCCTTTTGCCCGTTTTCCAAACGTGCGATACTGTCCGTGGCCCCGGTAATTTTGGCCTCATAATCGGCTTTCATGGAAAAGTATTCCTCGCTTGTGAGAATACCTTTTATCAGGTTTTCATACAGGCTTTTCAGAAACCGCCTGTTTGTGTCTATGCCCTGCCGTAATGCCGTTATCCGCGCTTTCGTTTCGTCATGTCTGGATTTCAAAAGCGCGTCGCTGTTCTGCAATACCAAATGAGTGCCGGTGATGGCCTCGGCATGGCCCAGCAGGATTGACAATACCGTGGAGTGCAATTCATTTTCGTTTATCGCAACGCCTTGACAGGTGCCTTTCGCTATCCGGCTGTTGGCAATGCAATGGTAATAGTAAGCATCCGGGCCGCGTTTCCTTTCATTGCGCTGCCGGTGCAAGCTCCCGCCGCAGCAGCCGCAGAAAACCTTGCCCTTAAAGATATTTTCGGTATAAGGCTTTTTTCCTCGCTGTATACTGTCTTTCGCAACCTGTTCCCGGTATGCCTGTACCGCCTCAAACATTTCGCGGCTGATGATCGGCGCGTGGGTATCGCGCACAACAATCCAATTTTCCTTGCTTACGGGTATCTGCTTATGGTCAACGCTTGTGGTTTTGCCCTGTACCATGTCCCCGGTATAAACCTCGTCGGCAAGGATTTTTCCGACGGTGCGCGTCTGCCACTTGCCGTTGCCTATCAGGTTTTCATGGGTGATAACGCCTTTTTCCCGTTTATAGTGGCTTGGCGGGATAATGTCAGCGTCATTGAGCCGCTTTACAATGTCGTTCAGACCAGCCTTGTCATATGCCCACTCAAATATCTGCCGGACTATCGGCGCGGTTTCCTCGTCGATAATCAGCTTGTGGCAGTTATCGGGGGCCTTAACATATCCATAAGGCGGCCTCGCGCCCATATAATCGCCGTCTTTCATGCTCTGCTTGGCCTGTGACCTGATTTTCCGGCCAATGTCCAGCGAATAGGCTTCATTTATCATGTTTTTCAGGGGGAGGATGATACCGCCGTGTATATTGTCCTTGTCCTCACTGTCAAAACTGTCGTTGACGGAGATAAAGCGGACGTTTTTGCTGGGGAAGTATTTTTCAATGTAATAGCCCGTGTCAATCACATTCCGGCCCAGCCGGGATAAATCCTTGACGATAACGCAGTTTACTTTTCCGGCCTCTACGTCCTCCATCATCCGCTTAAACCCGGCGCGCTCAAAGTTGACGCCGGTTGTGCCGTTGTCGATATACACGTCGTACAGCTTAAAGTCGGGATTGAGGGCCATAAAATTCTCTATAATGCTGCGCTGCGATTCTATGGAGTTGCCGCGCTTTTTGTTATCCTCGACGGAAAGCCGGATATATATGGCGACGTAGTACATAAAAATCTGATAGGCCGGTGCGCTTTGGGCCTCCGCGTTTTTTCTGCTTTTCCTTGCCATATTAAACCGCCTCCCTTTGTTCGGTCTGCTCCGCTAAAAGCATGAGCGCCTTTTTATATTCATCATCAAAGTTAAATGTAATATCGTACATGGACTTGCCAATCACACGGATGGACTGTATAAGGTGTATCACAACCTTGCGGTCAAGTTCCTCCAATCCCTCATACCGCTTGAAATGCTCCATCCATTTAAGCCTTTCGCTGGTGTTGTTCGTAACATTCTCAAGCTCCTGCCGCAGCGAGGTAATGGCGGCCTCCAGCCGTTCGCTGTCTGCGGTGTATTGGGATTTCATATATTTGTATTCTTCTCCCGATATGAAGCTGCTCACAAACTTTTCATACAGGGTAGACTTGAATTGCTTTATCTGTTCAAGCTGATTTTCGTTCTCGCGGATCTGCGCGGTGTATTTCTTGACAAGGCCCCGGCTGATATGCACCGCGCTCATATCGTTCAACAATTCGTCAAGTGAAATAATGTTGCCAATATAGGCTTTTGTACTTTGCAGGACGCAATCAATCAGGTCGGTTTCCTTTATCATAATGGGCGCGTCGCAGCCGTTTTTCTTTCCTGTGCGGCAATAGTAATAAAAATACTTGTTGCCCTGATAGGTGTTAACTTTGCGCGTCATGCGGTTTCCGCAGCAGCCGCATATCAAAATGCCGGAAAATAAGTAAACCTTGCTTTCGTCCGGCGACGTGCGGGTATCCAAGTGCATGATACGCTGTACAAGGTCAAAATCATTCTTGCGGATAATGGTGTCGTGGGCGTCCTCCGTCCGTTCCCACTCGTCGGCGGGTTTATCAATCAGATTCTTGATTTTATGATTATGTGTGCTTTGCTTGCCCTGAACAAGCGTCCCGGTGTAAGTTTCGTCTTGCAGTATTCGGATAACGGTGGTGGCAGACCACTTCGCGCCCTCTTTGTCGGCGTAGCCGCCTTTGGGATGGGGCAAGCCGTTATGTTTCTTGTACTCAATAGGCGATAAAACGCCGATACGGTTTAATTCCTCCGCAATCTTGGCCGCGCTTGCGCCGTCGATTTTCATTCTGAAAATGTCCTGTACCACTCTTGCGGCATATTCGTCAATAACAAGCTGGTTTTTGTTTTCCTCGGATTTCCTGTACCCGTAAACCGTACAGGCCCCAATGTAATCCCCGTTCCTGCGCTTGGCCGCCAACGCGCTCCGCGTCTTTACGGATATATCGCGGCTGTAAGCGTCGTTGATGATGTTTTTCAGCGACACGGCCAGATCGTCGCCGCTATCCTTTAATGTGTCAATATGGTCGTTTATGGCGATGAAGCGGACGCCATAGGTGGGGAAGATACGGCGTAGGTAACGGCCTGTTTCGATATATTCCCGGCCCAAACGGGATAGGTCTTTTACAATGACACAGTTAATTTTCCCGGCCCTTATATCGTCCATCATTTCCTTAAACGCGGGCCGGTCAAAAATAACGCCGCTATAACCGTCGTCTATTTTTTCGTCCACAAGCTCAATATCGGGGTTTTGGGCAACAAAATCCTCTATGAGCTTTTTTTGGTTGCTAACGCTGTCGCTTTCCTTGCTCTTATCGTCCGCATAAGATATGCGGATATAGTCTATCGCTTGATATTCCGGCATAAAAAATCACTCCTTGAAATTTACGGACTTTCCCCGTAATTCAAAGAGTGATATGGTTTGCCTTATTCATTTCCTTTTTCCAAGACAATAATATCACAACTCGCGGGAAATGTCCACGATTTTTTTATAACAAAATGCTCTGTAAACAATCTTCCAAAGAAACGCCATTGTCGGCAAACCTCGCTTTCACGATAAACTTTCCGCACCTGAAACAGTACGGGTTTTTGATTTGCCTTACAAACTCGGCTATCCTTTCTTCTCTGGAAAGGCTTTTGTCTACCGACACATCTTTTATATCAGCCAAACTATCAACGTCAACGCAGTCAATCGAAATGTTTTTTAAGGCGTTAATATCGTACACGCAAAAACCTCCTTATGCTTATATTTGCTATGGGTATATAAGAATAAGCATAATCGGATGGCTGCGGGCGCAGCCTCACGGAAATTTCATCCCCCCGTGGTTCTCACCGGGCTGCCCTCATTGCGTGCGACGCTTTTAACGCTCAAGCTGTGACTGGACAGGAGTATCTTTAACATTTCCATGCGGCCATAGCTGCAAGCTGCCCCGGCTTGTTACGGGCTGTCGGTGTTGGTCGCTCTCTCTGAATTAGAGGTCATGGCGCACTCGCCCCGGCAACATGGAAATAGAATGTATCCGATTTGCCTTTGTACTGCGTCGGCGTTATCTTCCGTCGCTTTCTTTATCAAGCTACAAGGGCCTGTTGTCAGGCCGTAAAAGCTCACTGTTTCCAATGGCCTTTTACCGAATGACAACACGAAAGGCCCGTGGCCGGGAGCGTGGAAAGGGGTACACGCTCCCGCACAGGCTAAAGGGGTTATGCTACGTCAAAGGTCAGTATTTTGGTAATCAGCTTGGTTTCCAACGTCCGGCGCAATTCCTCGTCCAAAAACAGGTGGACGTTGCCATAATCGTCATACAGCGGCCTTGTTGACAAGGCGATTATGTAGCCCTCGTAGTGTTTCAGGACTGTGTTGATCGCGTCCACGTCGCCGCTCGTCGCCGCGACAATCACAGGAAACGGCAGCAGGTGGGTATTGCCGGTTTTGTTGCTCTGTGTTTTATTCATTTGCATTTCCCTCCATGAATTTTTTTAGCTCCTGCAAGGTGCTTGTCCGGCGATAGTTGACGGTACGCTGCACAAGGTTCAGGCGTTCCGCGATCTCCCTGTC